TGACTTTGACAATATACCGAATCTAGAATCTGTTGATATCGTTGCTTGGTTAACTGCTTCTCCAGAAGCCATAAATGAAAATCCACTACGTCTGTTTTTAAGATAGCATATTCCGTAGCATCTATCATCTGCTTTGCAAGCTTCCCAGAAAATGTAGAAAAGTCTATTTGACTCCCTAAAGTCTGGTTTTCCAACGTCAATCTTTGACCACTGCAAGTACATATAGTGAGAACCAGTAATGTAAGTAGCCAGACCCTTATTATAGAACCAAAATCCTTGTTCTCTTCTATTAAATTCTTCATCTATGTAATCGTACCATTTTTCTTTAAAATCCAAAGGATATTCTTCCCAGTCAAATACAGATTTTATTTTAGAAAGTTCTTTTGGATATTTTATATGAGTCCATTTTTTATTTTCAAATTTGTATACGTTTTTAGCTTTTGGCAGTGCTATTTTTAGGTTTTGTATTTCATATATTTCACCTATTTCACCTGTTTTGCTAATAACTACAATATCGTAATCTTCGTTATAGCCATACTTCCATTTTTTAGCTTTATTATTTTTAGCTATAGTATGTGGTTGTATGTAATCGTTGAGTACTTTGTAAAGAGTTTGATTATACATTACTTAGATCTTCCTTCGGCAAAACCTTTAAAAGTTTTTTCTTGTTTAACTTCTTTAGGTTTATCATTTAACAAATCTTGCTCGTGTTCTATTCTAGTTAATATTTCAAAAGCATCGAATATTGCTAGTTTTTTCGTAGCAGCTGCATTTTTTAGTCTATCAGCAGAAATATCATCATCTGAGTCAACAATTGGTTCTTTAGCTACTTTAATTAATTCATCAACTGCTTTGTGACCAGCTTGGATTATATTTTTCTTCGTCTCCTTTACGTTCATACTTAATTACAATATCATTAGATTTCATACAATAAAGACGTTCACCGTCAACTAAAAACTCCCATTCACTGTTTGGTGTAAAACCTACAATATCTCCAGGAGTTATTTTAAGAGCTTCTAATGACTTATTACCGTATTTTAATATACCAGCAAGGCTTCTTTCTTTTTGAAGCGTTAAATCATTATTATCTTTAATCGGTTGTACAAAGCATCTTTCGCCTACAGTATGCCAACCATTTTTATTTTTATATAAATATATTTGATCAAAAGAACAGAGATGGTGATCATCCTTTAAAAATGATCTACTTTTTTTCTTTTCACCTTTAATATCATAAAAAGTTCTAAATACGTTTTGATGTATTAAAACTTTATCACCTTTTTGTATACCAGTATTAAAAGCTAAAGGTGTTTGAACAACTTCAGCAAGTCTATTTACAAACTTCCAGTTTTCAATTTTAGTGTTAACAATTAAGTCTTTATCTCCAACTTTTACTGTATTACTATATTTTTCACCTACTGGCTTTACAATAAAATCGTATAATGAGTTCATTAATATTCTAAATCGTATTCAACTGATATTGCCATGTTAGAATTAAATTTTTTCCAAGGCAACACTTCGTTGTTTTTCTTTATATGAATATTATAAGAGCCATCAGACTCATTAAATAGTATATATGCTATTTCATGACCACCATAAACTTGCTGACCAACAGAATAGTGCATAGCATCATTTTTGTAATCAGAACCAATACTTATTTTTCTTATAGCTGAGTCCATTATGCTTCTTCAGTTATTTCGGTATATTCACCAGTTTCTAGGTTTATAGATATTTTACCGTATTCTTTTTCAAGTTCAACTTTTTGTTGTTCTAAAGCTTTGTTTACTTCGGCAACTTTGTGTAGCAAGCTGTGTTTTTTAGTTTCTAAAACACCTATTTCTAATACAGTATCTTCTAACTCTTTGTTTGTTTTAACAATTTCTTTTAATTGTTTTTCTGTAATTTTTGCCATTTTATTTTATTTAATTTAATTGTTATCGTTAATAAGGCACTAGAGGTTAAACTACCTAGAACTGTAGCTTTTAAATCTCTTTCATCAAACTTGTCGTCTATTAATTCTTTTGCTGTACCTACTAATGCTGCAGCTAAAAAACTATTAATCCAAGCTTTTTTTAAATTTTTATTTTTAATATATGTTGTGCTAAAAACAGGTGCGCTAATCAAAGCACCAGCTCCAAAATGCAATTGTTTATCTTCTTCATTAAGCAATTGACTAGTGCAGTTTATACTAAAAAAAAACAATAATACATTTATTATTTTAAACACAATGAGTTTATTTAAATATAGCTACACTGTTTGTATAATTACCTGTATATTAACTTTTTACTTTCCTGCTATTAAATCTGTTGCGGTTGTAGCGTTAGACAAGACGTAGTCTACAACTACTGGAAACCACTCTCCTTCGGGAACGTTTTTAAATGTAATAGCTTGCGCTAATCCTGGTAATCCCGATCCACTTGAGCCAGTAGCTCCAGCAGGTATAACTTGAAGATCAGCGCTAGAACTTGTGCCTACATATATTACTGATCCATTTAAAGAATCAGCAGCAGTTAAAGAAGCTGCAGCTACAGGTGTTACAGTCTTTATGTCATTTGTTATAAAATCAGGTTGATTTGCGTATTGTCCCATTTTATTTATTTATTTTTTGTTATTGCTTTTCCTTTTTCCCAAGTTCTACCAACAAAATAAGCACCATAAACAGTTACTAATAATGTTTGGAATATTGGTATATATTCTTCAGATATTGTAAATTCACCCACGTTACCATCAAAAAATGCACATATAGTAAATATAACAGTTAAGTATATAAGTACTAAAGGTCTAATGTTTTTGGATAAAAAACTATCAGATTCCATATCTGCTTTCCATCTTGCTGTGACCTGCTCTTGCGCTTCTTTATCAGCTTTCTCAAGAATTTCAGTTATAAGACGTTGTGCTTCTAACTTTTCTTCTTTGGTTGTTGTTAATTTATCAATAACATCACCAACTTCTTTGATGACATTACCTGTTAACCATTGCCAAATTTTTTTCATATAATATTAATTAGATGCGTACCAATCACCTATTTTAGTGCTACTACTTCCTCTTTTATATTTATTTTCTCTTAAATATCTTCTAAAGTCCATCTCGATCAAATCTAGCACGTCCCTATTATTCTTATTTAACTCTTTTGCCTTTCTATATAGGTTACCAATATCTTGTGAAGACATTTTATCACCTACATCTTTACTTATTGTAAGTCCAAAAAAATTACGCCCTGGTTGTATTGAGCGGGGAGTATTGAACATTTTAACATCTCGCTTCTCTGTTATAATTTGATCTTTATATTTATCTTCAATAGAAGGATCAGCTTCTACAGCTGCTTTCCATTTATCATATTCAGGTGTTCCAGGTTTAGCTAGTCTTTCAACTTCTTGACCAGGTATTAAAGTCTGTCTTTCTACTGCTATTCTACCTTCAGGTGTATTAACAAACTTAGTTTCTTTTGGTTTTGGTTTTTCACCTTTAACAGGGTCTATTGTTGGATCTTCCCCTTTAAACATAAAAGGTGTTTTTCCACCGCTAAATTTCATTTTAAATGACATAACTATGATCTTTTGTAAGCTTCGGCTTCCCAGGGCAAATCTTTTGCGCCTTCTTGCATTTGTGCTCGTGAATATTTTTTACCTTTCCAGTAAACGTATTTATCGTCGTAATTTAAATCACCACGACGCATTTGCTCAAGATGTATTTTTTCGTGAGCTATAACTTTTTCTGCTTCTAATGGACTTAAATCTTTACTTAGTAAAATAGATCCATTGTTATTAGCTTTACCCATAACGCCCTCTTCCATATTTACTTTATAAATAGGTGTATTGTCTACCTTATAAGGTGGATTGTTAAGTTTAAAAGCCATATTAATTTTTATATGGAAACATCTTATTTAATGCTCCTTTTCTAGCAGCACAACCGCAAGGGATATTTAACCCCTTGCTCATTGTGTCTACTACTTTTTTGATACCAGTAGCTTTAGTAAACTTTTCTATGTCGTCTCCTAAACCTATTGATTTCATAATTATGCAATTGCAATACCTGTTACTGTAATACCAGTTGGTAATTGTACTCTAGCTTTTACACCTCCTGGATTAGCTGTAAGAGCTGCATTGATAGCGTCACGTACTGATGGAGTTGTTCCTACTGAATCGTGAGTTATAGTAACTACGTCTTCTGCAGCTTGAGAGCTTGTTAAAAGAATAGTTGTAGTAGTAGCTGAAGCAGCTTCTACTGTAATAATTTGATCTACGTTAAATAAAAAATCTCCACTATCTAATCCAGCAGCAGAAGATTTAATTGCGATAAATTTTGCCATTTTGTTTTTGTTTGTGTTTGTGTTAATGTTTATGTTTTTGGCTAGGTTTATACAGTCCTAATCTGTTTATCTTTTTGTCATTATTTTAGCAGCTTTAGATAATTGATCCATATCTAAAACTTTTTTACCTAATTCATCAAAATTCATAGAATACATATTACCTTTTCCATCTACTCTATAAAATTTTCCATCTACGGACTTAACTTTAGTTGAATCTTGAAATTTGTTGTATTTTTCAGTTTTATCAGCTAAATCTTTTGTGGGCTTGCTAGCGTCAATTTGATTACCTGTAGAAGTATCTACAACTTGATTTTTTTTAGTTGTTTTTTTATTTCTACTTCCTGTAGAAGATTCCGTGTTTTGGCTTAAGTTTTCTTGTAAGCGTCGTATAGCCGGTTCTATGGATACATAGCCTGAAGAAGATCCATATTCTTCTGTTACAGCTTCATTTAAAGGACTTCCATAATTAACCGGTGGCATGTCAGGTCTTTC